CTAGATTCTTTTAAGCTATGGGGCGAACAGTTGTTCGGATGGTACTATTTCGTAGATCTAGACGTATACACGCCCTATCACAATCGGCAAGGTGGTCGGTATGTGAAGAAAAGGGTGAAGAAACGGTTAGTTAATAAACAATATTTAATAGTTGCACGAGGTGCGGCGAAGTCGATGTACGGAGCCACAATCCAGGCGTTTTTCCTGGTTGTCGACGGCTCTACTACATCGCAAATCACAACCGCTCCAACTATTAGACAATCCGACGAAGTGATGTCTCCATTGCGAACAGCAATAACCCGTGCCAGAGGGCCATTGTTCAAATTCTTAACTGATGGTTCTCTGCAAAACACTACCGGTTCGAAAGCGAATCGAGTAAAGCTAGCATCAACCAAGAAGGGCATTGAAAACTTTATTACAGGGTCACTGCTCGAATCCAGACCGATGTCAATAGACAAGCTCCAGGGATTGAGACCTAAGGTTTCGACCGTTGATGAGTGGTTATCAGGTGACATCAGAGAGGATGTTATCGGTGCTATCGAGCAGGGAGCGACAAAACTGGACGACTGGTTGATTGTCGCAATGAGCTCGGAAGGAACCGTTCGTAACGGTGCTGGCGATACAATCAAAATGGAACTGATGGACATACTAAAAGGCGAGTATTACAACCCACATGTGTCCATTTGGTATTATCGGCTCGACGACGTAAAGGAGGTCGACGATCCGGACATGTGGATTAAGGCGAATCCGAATCTAGGCAAGACGGTAAAGTACGAAACCTACCAGCTAGACAAGGAAAGAGCAGAGAAGGCCCCTGCTGCAAGAAACGATATTCTTGCCAAACGTTTTGGAATACCGATGGAAGGCTATACGTACTTCTTTACGTACGAAGAAACCCTTCCTCACAAAAGAAGAAACTATTGGCAGATGCCATGTTCTATGGGGGCTGACCTTTCTCAAGGTGACGACTTCTGTGCGTTCACCTTTTTGTTTCCTTTGAGTAATGGCGTTTACGGTGTTAAAACAAGAAGTTATATTTCTAGTCTGAAGCTTCATAAGCTCCCAGGAGCAATGAGGCAAAAATACGAAGAGTTTATAGCTGAAGGATCATTGATGGTTCTGGAATGCACCGTTCTGGACATGATGGAAGTTTATGACGATTTAGACATGTTCATAGAAAAGAACGAGTACGATGTTCGATGCTTCGGCTTTGACCCGTACAACGCAAAGGAATTCGTTGAGAGATGGTCGACTGAGAACGGTCCATATGGAATTGAAAAAGTTATACAGGGATCTAAAACAGAATCCGTTCCGCTTGGAGAGCTAAAAACATTGGCTGAAGAGCGGATGCTTTTGTTTGATGAATCACTAATGTCGTTTGCAATGGGCAACTGTATAACTCTCGAAGACACAAACGGAAACAGAAAATTATTGAAGAAACGATACGACGAAAAAATCGACAATGTCTCTGCGCTTATGGATGCTTATGTGGCATACAAGGCGAATAAAGAGGCATTTGAGTAAAGGAGTAAGAAATGGGATATAAGATTCATTATTCCAGCGAGCTTGCCCATTCAAAAGGACCTTGGAAAAAGCATAAATACCTTCGGAAAGTGGGAAACAAATACATTTATGACAGCACAGCCGGAACGGGATCCGGAGGTGGAGGAAATCCTGTTAGCAATGGGCAAAAATACGGAAGGCTCGCCGCGAAATGGATGAAGAAGTTCAATGCGTTTAAGATGAGCGCTCTTGCCGGTATTTCGAATTATATCAGTAACGGAAAGAAGTTTGTCAGCGCGTTTGTAGCACAGTACAAGAGATCCATGGCTCCAGCTGCATCCGGTCCGCATTCGGTTAACGCCGCTAATAGGGCGAAAATCCAGAATGTTGGCAATGCCGATACGAGAAATAGAGATGCCACTGGCGTAAGAGCAATTAAAACGGCCCAGACGGCTGCACCAGCAAGCGGAAACAGAGGCCATGTTTCCGGAACGGCTATTAATAAAGGTTACAGCATCAAAGCTAAGCCCAAAACTAAAACCAAGACCGGAAACTCAGGAAGAGGAAAGTCTGGTTTAGCGGTAGGCAATGGAAAGATCAACAATGCCATGAAGCGCCAGCACAGTTACCACGAAAGCGGAAATTCTCGGAGCTCTAACGGAAGAACATTCACTCCGGCTGGTCCTAGAGTGGCTGGACGCAATCAGTTCACGGATAAAAAGAAAAAGCGGACTAGCATCCGCTTTTTTAGTAAGTAATTTCGGAGGTAATCGACATGAGTAATTTTACTTACTCGGATGAGCTTTACCACTATGGAATTGCTGGAATGAAATGGGGCGAACGTCGTTACCAGAATGTTGACGGCTCTCTTACGGAAGAAGGACGAGCCCGTTATGGGCGAATGTCTCGTAAACTCGGCAAGTATGAGGAAGCGTCTAAAAAGCATGCAAGCAGAGTTAATTCGAAACTTGAAGCCAAAGCCGCCAGGTATCAGCGTAAGTCGGAACGCTACAAACTAAAGTCCGCAAAAATAAGAAGAGCGGCGGCTAGAGTACTATTTCCGACAAACCCGGCAAGAGCAGCAAATAGGGCTGCAAAGTTCGATGTCAAATCAGCAAGATATTCGAATAAAGCTTCTAAGATCGTTAACAAGCTGGCAAAAGAAAAATATAAAGCCGACAAATACGACAAAAAGGCCCAGCGTCTACTCGATAAAATGGATCGTCTCTATGGCGATATTCCGGTTTCAGAGCTCGAAGCAGAAGATGTAGAGGCTGTAAACAGCTATAGAGAGAGGCATCCAAAGTGAGTAACTTTACATATTCAGACGAGCTATACCACCACGGTGTAGCTGGTATGAAGTGGGGAATACGGCGTTACCAAAACGTCGATGGATCTCTTACACCAGAAGGAAAGATCCATTATGGTGCGAGTTCCGAAACACGCGAATATGCAAAGAGACTCAATCGGGAAGATGTTGCCAGAGCGAAAGCGGTTAGAGAGGTCAATGATTCTACAACTGCAAAAAACGCTTATCACAAACGGATAAAAAAGATTACATCCAAATATGCTGATCCAGTTAATGGGAAAGCTAAGAAACCTAGTGACAGAGTACTAAAGCGAATTGAGAAATATTCGCAAAAAGAAAAAGAGGCAGCGAAGAAAGCAGCTGAATACGAGAAAGTAGTCAAGAAACATAAACGTGAAATTGACAGGCTTATTCGAGAAGCTCAATCTAGCGGACTCACAGTACAGTCCAAAGAGGTTAATCGCGATGTGACCAAGGGATACGAGATTGCTACTAGCCTCCTTGCTAGTACAGCAAGTATTTCTATAGCCTCGCTCGCTGGACTGCCGATCGCTCCAATCGGTATGGTTAATGTCTCAGTAAAAGGCAATAAGTACCGAGTTGGTAAATAGGAGGTAACCAATGCCATCATTCAATGAGCGTATCCATAATGCATGGAACGCTTTTTTTAGTCGTGACCCGACAAAAGACTTTAAGGTCATAGAAGAAAGTGGTGGCTTCTCTTATCGCCCCGACCGAAAACGAATGACCAGAGGCAACGAGCGTTCTATTGTCACAGCAGTAATTAATAGAATTGCAATTGACAGTGCCGCTGTTCAGATCCAGCATGTTCGTACAGATCAAAATGGCAGATTTAAGGACGTAATTGAATCGGGCTTAAATAACTGTCTTACTCTCGAAGCGAATCTAGATCAGACAGGCCGTTCTTTTATCACTGACCTGGTGATGTCGATGTTGGATGAAGGGGTCGTAGCGGCTGTCCCGACCGACACAACAATTGATCCTAGAAAAAGCTCGTCTTTTGACATTTACAAAATGCGAGTCGGAAAGATTATCGAGTGGTACCCGACATCAGTAAAGGTTCGGGTGTACAACGAACGGAACGGTAAATATGAAGACCTGCAGCTTTATAAGCGACAGGTGGCGATAATTGAAAACCCACTTTATTCGGTTATGAACGAACCGAACTCTACTCTTCAGAGACTGATCCGGAAGCTAAACCTTCTTGATGTCATTGATGAGCAGAGTGGAGCTGGTAAACTCGATCTCATTATCCAGCTTCCTTATGTTGTGAAGACTGAATCACGACGGCAACAGGCTGAAAAGCGTAGAAAAGACATCGAAGACCAGCTTGCTGGATCGAAATATGGAATCGCTTATACAGATGGTACCGAAAAGATTCAGCAGCTTAATCGTTCAATCGACAATCAGTTGATGAACCAGATCGAGTACTTAACAACAATGTTATACGGTCAGATCGGTATGACTGACGAGATCATTAAAGGAACCGCTGATGAGAAAACGATGCTCAATTACTACAACCGTACTATTGAGCCGATTCTTTCAGCTATTGCCGATGAATTCAAAAGAAAATTTCTTACAAAAACTGCTCGGTCTCAGCACCAGTCGATTATGTTCTTCAGGGATCCGTTCAAGCTGGTTCCTGTTGAACAGGTTGCTGAAATCGCAGACAAGTTCACCAGAAACGAGATTGCTTCTACTAACGAGATGAGATCTGTAATCGGATGGAAACCAGTTGACGATCCTAGAGCAGACGAACTCCGTAACAAGAACCTCAATCGAGAAGCTGGCGAGGAAGAAATGGGAATGCTATCCACCGATGAACAGCCGTTGGATGAAGGAGCGGTTGCTGAACCAGCAGCTGAGCCTGCTCAAGTGAGTGGACCTCCTGAAGGCGGATACGGCAGCATGCCGATCTCCCAGATTCCTTAAGAAATTGGAGGAAACAAATCAAAATGGAAGAAAGATTCGATTTTAGTGGCTGGGCTACTAGAAACGACATTGAATGCGCTGATGGCAGAACAATTCGTCGCAACGCATTTAAGGACTGTGATGGCAAACGCGTGCCACTTGTCTGGCAGCACAATCACGATGATCCGAATGCCGTTCTTGGCCATGCGCTTTTAGAAAATCGTCCGGAAGGTGTCTACGCTTATGGAAAGTTTAATGATACCGAAGCTGGACGTAATGCAAAAGAATTTGTGAAGAACGGAGACGTTACTGCTCTTTCCATCTATGCTAATAAGCTTAAGCAGCAGGGCGGAAATGTTCTCCATGGTGTGATCCGGGAACTCAGTCTTGTAATGTCTGGCGCAAATCCTGGAGCATATATCGAGGTTCCGTCTCTTTCTCACAGCGAGGACGCCGACGACTTCGATGCGATTATTTGGAATGACGACCATACGGTCGATTCCGCAGATGTTATTTATCATTCCGCAGACGGTAACGGTAACGAAGAAGAGACAACAAACAAGCCTTCCGACGAGCCAAAGAAGGAAGCGGATGACGATAAAAAGGAGAAAAAAGAGATGAGTGAAGAAAAAACAATCGGTGATGTTATCGACAGTATGAACGAAGAACAGAAGAAGGTTCTTTACTTCCTCGTTGGACAGGCCGCAGAAGGCAAGGATATCGACGAAGACGAGGATGCTGACG